CGTCTTTTAAGAACGAGGTGAGCTGAACATGTGGTACATTATCCAACTATTGTCTATCCTTATCCAACAAACATTACACGTGCAAGCACGTGTTGTGTACAGCGCTGCCGCGGGCTACGCACAACCTACTGGTTACGATTGTCACGCCCTACGGGCTTAGACGAGGACTGCTCCCGATGGTCGCAGCTAGTACCCACGTGGACAGCGCACCTGTCTGTCAGGATCAAGCGTCCGTAGTAGCTGTCCATGAACCGTTTTCCCATTTTCATCATCATCAACATTGGTGCTATAGATTGTAACATGGAGACGCATAAAAGTCAAGAGGTGCGTAAGTTCTCTCATGAACCAGATGAACTTAGTTTGTTCAACCCCTTTTTCTTGTTACGAATATCGCTTACGCGATGTGTCCTCCTGCCACCACACACCTCGTCGTGAGAGAACCAGTGTTCGCTATACATGGTCGGTCATCGTGCACCATCCTCTGCAATACAGCCTGTCGCAGCAAGCTGCTCGGGCATTGCCTTGGTAGAGTCGAACACTTCTTACTTCCGTCGCTACGCGCCGCTACGCTCTGGACTTTTCTGCTCATGCTCCTTCACTACGTCAACCAAAAGCGTGTTGACTCCGTTCAGTAGCTATGCCATGTTTACGTTGCATCGCACCAACGTTGGTGATTTCCTAATGAAAGGGTTTCGTATGAAAGACTGGTACACAGAAGCACTTGCTCGCATGTGGTCGCGTAACCGTGGGTGGACAATTGGTTACGCACGATTAACTGGTCACTTCGTAGACAACTATGGTAACATGGTTCGTGTATACGAAGCAGACGAACACGGCATCTGCCACATAATGTAAGGTTCAGCTTATAGGGTCGGTCATCGACCCTATGGGATGCATCGTGCATCACAACTCAAACTCACGTCTCAACTTAAGTTCACTTACGTTCCTTGAAAGGACACAATCATGACCTCCATGCTCCGCAATATCCGCCTCGCCTTCAACACACTGGTTCACGGTGAACAGGCTGTCAACAACCTCGCTGGACAAGTTGCAGCCCAGCTCAACAAACCCCATCACTCAGCAGTCATCGAAGCCCGCAACAAGCAGTACGCAGAACCCGCCGATGATCACGAAGTCATCAAGGGATACATCAGCACGGAAGACCTGAGCGACTTCGTCAGCGAATACTCGCGCAACGCCATCGCAGGTCTGGGTGCTTGGTCGGCTCTCGCCAAGGGTTACAACGAGTTCGTCAAGGATCAGACCTCTGCCAAGGTTGACACCTTCTTGTCAGAGTTCCATGCTTGGAATGCAGTCTCACCCACACAGATGGACGAAGAAGCCGTACTCATGACGGTGGCTCGACTGGCCGAGGTGAAGCCCGGCAAGGCGAACGAAGCAACTGACGCCATCCTTGCACGTGTTCGCAAGGTGTCCATCGAAGAAGTTGCAGCCAAGCGCCTTGCAGATGCAGCAAAGAAGACCCGCATCCGTGAAGAACTTCTGGAAGCCTTCGTCGCTGCCGTCTGGTCACATGTGTACTCGGAAAAAGTGTTCCAGATCCAAGCTGCCAAGGTCGAGGCCAAGCTGATCCAAACCCTTGAATGGGTAGCAAGCTGGGACAGCAGCAACCCGGCGGAACAAGCGGCAGAACTCCTCTTGATTGAAGCTGATCTCAAGCTTGTGAAGAAGATGGCCAAGCAGGACAAGCAGAATCACGAAGATTTCGTAGATGGAATGCTCACCGCAGACGGCATGATGCGTCTGAATGAGCGCAAGCAGGCTTAACAATCAGTGAGGCATGGTCGGTCATTAACCGGCTGTGCCTCTTTTTATTTTCAGAGGAAACTCAAATGTTCGCAAAGCTCACAGAAACGGCAGACAAAACCAACCCCCCAACCCCACCGGACGACGTACAGTAGCCGGGGCCAGGAACACGTAACGCAAAAATCACGGCAATTTTGACTTCAAATTCCTAAATTTCTCAACCACTCCTCAAGGAGAGTATCATGCTTGTTACCAAAACCGGCCACATCGCCAACATCTCGCCAAAACTGTCTTCAACCACCCATCCCCGCGTATTCGCAGAACTGCGCGAGATTCTCGAGCCAACTCCCAAATATATTGGCAAGATGTTTAACATCGAGCAACGCGCTCGTTTCACGAACTATCGTTAACAATACAAAGGTCGGTCATCATGATCCAATATTTCTAAGGGCATAATCATGCAATCACTTAAATCAACTGAAAAATCGAATCTCCAATTTCCAAAATTACAAATTGCAAACAACAACAATATTTTTCTAATGACAAACAAAACCAATGGTACATGTATCCACTCGGAGACACCAACATGGTTAGGTTTTTACAGTGACAATCTTTGTACCAAAGAACTTAAAGATTTTAATGGTTCAATCACATTGGAGAATTAACATGAAAACTCGTCCACAATCCAATATCAAATTTGTACACTGCCGGAACATCAATCAAGATGGCTCCGTTAAACCTCATGGTGGTATGACCATCGCCTATGCCATCAATGAATCATTTAAAGTTGTTGGTTGGGCAGCAGCCAAATGCAATATCAAAGATATGTACAACAAACATGTTGGTCGCATGAAAGCTGCTGGTCGTATGTTATCCAACGAATACTACCAAGAATGTCCTGAACTTGACGAAAAAACATTCATCAAAAACGCACAAGATGGCTATCAAAAGGAATTCGCTTGATACCTAACGAAACAATCCAACACTTTCTCAAAACCTCCATACAATATCTACTAAGGAACTGACATGTCAATGGGAACATGGAAAAAACACAAACTGCTCAAAGGCCAACGCGCTTCTCGCACCCGCAGCAGCAAAGCTCGTATTGTCTTTGTATTTCCACCAGAAACTGGTTGGCCGGGTGGTGATCCTCGCAACAATGGGTATCGACACAAAGCTAAATAATGGCTAAAAAACGATATGTAGTAATTGCCCATGCATTTGACAAACGTGGAAGACTATTAGCTGTAGCTACAAACAGCTACACAAAAACACATCCAATTCAGGCTTATTATGCTGAAAAGGTCGGTCACTCTGCAAAACAGTTTGCTCATGCAGAAATCCTGTGTATGCTACGCTGCAAGGATAAACAAATACACAGATTAATGGTTTATCGTTACGATAATGACGGTCAACTTGTCTGTGCTAAACCTTGTGTCATTTGTCAAGAAGCAATTACTGCATATCAACCCACTGAAGTATGGTACTCAGACCAAGGAACAATGGTGAAATTATGAAACTACCTGAAATCGGCGTAACTGTCTTTGGGTTTCAACATAAAGATGATCGCGTAGGTGAAACAATGTTCCTTTGTCAAACACACGCGCATTGTGCTACGGATCATGAAGAAGGATTACGCGAAGCTCTTGAACAACTCTGTGATACAGATGAAATAGAAATTACCGCCAATGAATTTATCGAGGTAATCAAAACAGAAGATGCAAAAAACATGATTGTCTGGGAAATGAAACGAATCCGTTAATATTCCCGACGAGCAACCACACCATTCCCGTCAATCTCCGACAATAGGAATCGCAAGTATGATCGAAGAAGAAATCAAACTATATGAAGAACCTCCTTCATATACAGTAATCACATACCCATCTACTATAAAAGAAACTCAAGCACAACATGAAGCATGGCTCACACGTTGCAATGAAGCCAAGCAAAAAGCACAAGCAATCTTCAAAATTAATGATCAAATCACATCAAAGAATAACAAGCTTAGTGTGCTCACCATCACAGAATTTATTGATGATGTAGAAGATATGCAAAAATTCGCACAAAATCCTTGTGTTTTGTATGCAAAAAATCCAGTCTTTACTGGGCCACCCATTCAATACTCACTTGAAGAACTTGATATGAGTACCCACATTCCTTTTGTACCAACCCTTCTAGCACAGGAATAACTTCATGTTCAACATCGCCAACTATACTCGTTGTCTTGGAAATGACCTTGTTATTAAGCAGGTCGGTCATACCATCGTCGACACATTCTTTGGTAAAAATGGCTGGGAAAATCACGCCAGATTCCATATTACCAAAACCAAAAAAGGAACCTTCCTCTCTCAAATGAGTGGGAAGAAGCTACCAACCAAACTTTTCAAACAACTTCTTGCAAAGGTGACTTAAATGTCATATCCAACTCTTGTTTGTCTTGATGTTGACGAAATGGGTGGTGAACTTAGTCGAGGACATATGATATGGTGTCCGATTAACGATCCAGCACGCGTCGCCAAAGCCATCAAAGATCTTTCAACCCAATGGCCCAACTCAACCATTTGCGTTTATGAACTCACAGAAATGCAAAAACTCAAAACAGCTCCTAGTTATCAACGCTACAGTGTAAACAAAAACGGGGAGATTGTTCCAAAATGAAAAACAAAACACTTTTCAGCGCAGGCTTCTCAGAACGAGATCCATTCAAAATCTTCAACAAAACTGTAAAAGTAACACAACCAGATGATCTTGGTAAAAATGGTGTGTTAATCTTGTGGGGTGGGGAAGATATTAGCCCATCAATTTACAACCAAGAAGTTGTACATGCACGAGCACCATCAAAACCAAGTAATCGGGATAAACTCGAAATTGCACTCTTCCATGCAGCAGTTAAACTGGACATTCCCATCATTGGTGTGTGCCGTGGTGCGCAGTTGGCCTGCGCCCTCAGCGGCGGCACACTCTATCAACACATTAAGGACGGTCATCATGGAGATCACGAAATTGAGACGTATGATGGTCAGACGATGCATACGTCATCCTGTCATCATCAAGCGCTCAATCTATCGAAAGTTGAACATGAACTTCTTGCTTGGGACAAAGATCGAATCACCGTGGCCTTCACTGACAAAGAAATTAAAAAAGTGGTAATCCCCGAGGTTGCTTTGCTCACAGAAACCAAAACACTAGCTATTCAAGGCCATCCTGAATGGATGCATCACAAAGATACATTTGTGCGCTGGTGTGCTAATCTAATTGAAACGAGGTTTTCATAATGGGACTAAGTTCCGGTTGTACCACCACAGCGGATCAATTCTTTGCCAATCGTCACACAAAACAAATGGAATCCGTCGCCACCCAACACAACATGCTTAGGAGCGTCATACTCAGGATCGACAACTGTACCACCCACATGAATCTCACATCTGTGCGAGGTGATTGCACAGCATGTACGGCGTATCTAGAAGGTCTTCGACCTAGTGAACTTCCTAGAATGTTCACAGTCATTCAGGAATATATGTCCATTAACGGACGAATCTCCTGCTTTTTCAGCTTGAAAAAAGACAAAAATACTCTTTTAGAGTATATTAAACAGATCAAAAAATTCCCTGTTGCCGGTCTGCATATCCAGAAAAGCAACCGCGAGCCAGACAGCAATATGTACATGCTAACGGGTATCCTCAAAGTACCAAATCCCATCGTCAACAACTATATCGCACACGACAAAGAATATCCCGAGAAGCACAACAACAACGACACAACAAGTATCAACGCTCTCAACAAAGAGTTTGGTCTGCAAACTTTCTAAGGAAATAGAAATGAATAAGTTCACTATCGGTTGTGAATATGGCTATACCCTCTATTAACAATGCACGTAGAACTAGGAGTAAAAAATATGTCTGTTAAATTTACCTGTGGATGCGACCCAGAAATCCTACTTGTTGACGACAAAGGAAACTACAAATCCGCCATCGGCCTTCTCGGTGGTGACAAGTGGATTCCCCGCATGTTGACTAAGGACGGTCATGCCTGCCTTGAAGACAACGTTGCTGTTGAATTCAATATTCCTCCCTGCAACTCATTCGAGCAGTTCAAGAAGGAAGTACAAGCAACCATGGAAATGGTCAAGGGCATCCTCCCTGCCAATCTCCATTACGATCAATCCTCTGCCGTCAGCTTCCCAGATGATGAACTCGCTTGTGAACAGGCTTGGATCTTCGGTTGTGAACCCGACTACAATGCATGGACAATGGAAGAAAATCCACGGCCACATTCTGACGACAAAAACCTACGTTCAGCAGGAGGACACATTCATGTTGGTTCTGATATTGCTATTTCCGATCCTATTGCTGTCATCCGCGCTATGGATCTTTTCCTTGGCGTACCTAGTATTACTCTCGACAACGGTATTCTGCGACGCCAATTGTACGGGAAAGCTGGCGCATTCCGACCAAAAGATTATGGTGTTGAGTATCGCACTCTTTCTAATTTCTGGATTTTCTCTGATAATCTCATTAATTGGGCTTATACAGGAACTCAGCGGGCGCTGGATTTTGTTTCTTCCGGTAAAAACATTCCTGATGAACATGGCAAACTAATCAACGAATGTATCAATAATAATAATAACGAAGCATACAAACAACTCCATCAAATTTATGCGGTGTAATCTATGGATATTTGGAACGAGTTAACAGATTCCTTTAACAAGGACATGGCAATTGACGAGATGCGTAAGAAATATGAAAATACACACCTCATTCTAATCAATCCAGATGAATCTGAAACAATCGTAATCTACAAAGGTTACTCAGAGGGTTTTCATTATTTCAAAGACGAGTTGAATGTTGACATTAAACTTCGACATGAAACAAAAACACGTCTTGTGTGTGCTTTTCCAGAACGCAGGCTTTTTAACACGGAAAACCAAGCACTAGAATTCATTCGCCTACCTTTACGGCAATATCGTCGTGGTATTTGTAAAGACAATGTCCGAATTTATTCGCCCCTGCGAGCACTATATAGTAAGGACGGTCATCCATGGACAATCAAACACCTAAAACAAGCGTTATATCCACAATATCCACAAAATGTTTCTGAAGCTCTTGACAAACTAGCAAAACGTGAAGTACTTAGTATAGCATTGAATGAAAAATTCATGTTATCACTATCATTCACCAATAAACCAGATCACATTTATGTGTGGTATTGTAATGTGTGTATCGGATATTTTTACAAAAACACATTCACAATTGAACATAAACTCTTTGTCCAAGAAGTTTTAGACAACATTTCACTATTTAAACCTTACAAAATGGATATTTAAATGCCACACATTAAAATAAATGGATCTTATCACTTGCTTAGTTGGAGTAATATAACCCTCTTAGCCACTGTCTGTGGCAAAACCACAGACAATTTTCTATATGACCATGGTGCACTTTCACAAGGCCGTCTTGGACTGAACTATTTAGGACCATTACCACCCACAATTCAACACCTACTACAAACACAAACCATAAACCCACAAGCCCCAGAAACGCCCACACCAATTACACCACCAGAAACATGGACAACATTTGGAGAAGCACACGTCAATGCCATTCTCAATGATGTAAATACTGTAAATATGGCAGAACAGCTTTTTACTATTGACCCTGTCAAAGTATCTCCACAAAATTCATCTGGAAAAATGCTTCAAGATCTGTATAAATATAAAACAATGGTCTTGCGAAAAGGCGACAGTGTTGCATACGAAAAGATGCATAAAATTGTTGATCCTTATCCATGGACAACCCAACAAGGACTAGTAGGCATTGAAATCGAAGTTGAAAATATGGTTAATACTGTCTATTTAGACGCCTACTGGGAAAGCAAAGCAGATGGTTCATTGCGAAATAATGGTGTAGAATTTGTGTCTGTTCCACTACAAGTAAAACAAATTCAACTTGCACTTGAACATTTATACCAACAAATGAACAAGAACAATACACCAGATTTCAGTAACCGCACAAGCACTCACATCCATGTAAATTGTCGTGATCTGACACAAGATCAACTATTCAATTTCATCTTATTGTATGCACTATTTGAAAAACATTTCTATCAAGTAGCAGGAACTCGTCGATTAAACAGTATCTTTTGTGTTCCCTTGTTTAGAACAAATCAATTAAATAAAATTAACGATGTTGTTTATGCACTATCACCAGACTGGCATAAATATTGTGGATTAAATCTCTTGCCACTGTATCAAAACTCTGTTACACAAGGATATGGAACTATTGAATTCCGCCATCTTTATGGTGTAAACAATCCAATAGAAGTCATGCACTGGATTAATGACATTCTTTGTCTACGCAAAGCAGCAATGACACATACAAAAGAAGAACTACTGGAAAACATTAAACAAATGAATACCACCAGTAGTTATATGGAAATGTATCAAACAGTCTTTGAGAAGGGCCGCAAAATTCTGAGCAACAAAAAAGATTTTGAAGAATGTGTAAGCAACATCAAACGTGAATTGTTTGGAAATGACTACACTAAACAACTTTCACTGTCTGAAAAATCAGTCTATTGGCAAACCGCCCTTGCCCTAAACGTACGCGGTTAACAGAAAGGTAGGAACCTAAAATTTGTGGACTAGTTGCAATTCTAAGTAAACAACCAACGTTTGGTTTTAGTTATAAAGATAAAACCATCTTCCTACAAATGCTAATCTCAGATATGTTCAGAGGAATGGACAGTACAGGATCATTTGCAGTAAACAAGCATGGCAATCTCAAACTGATTAAAGATGCCAGCCCTGCTCCATTCTTCATTAATAAGAAAGAAGCTCAAAAATACTTTGATAATTTTGTTTCTGATTATCATATTGTGGTCGGTCATAACAGAAAGGCCACCATCGGAAACATCGAATCAACCACTGCACATCCATTTATTGAAGGAAATATTTGTCTAGTTCATAATGGCACTCTACAAAACCATTACAAACTGGCAAATCGAGTTGTTGATTCTAATGCAATTGCTGCACATATCAACGAACAAGGATACAAATCTTTACTAAAGAACATTGAAGGTGCTTATGCACTTATCTGGTACAACGCAGAAGAAAAAACCCTGTACTTCACCAGAAATGCAGAAAGGCCACTACATCTAGTAGAAACTGCTGAACGCATTTTTCTCGCATCAGAACCTAAAATGCTGGATTGGATCTTAGATCGCAATGATCTAACCAAATACACCATTCAAAATGTCCCCACAGACAAAGTATTTAAGTTTAACTTAGAAACCCGCAAACTAGAGGCAGAATCAAAACCAAAAAAAGCCGAGCCTGTGAAGCCAAAGTTCCAGTCATACCAAAGCAAGCAATCACAGGTACAACAAATGTCTTCGGGCTTTGGCAATCGTGCGTCAATGCACTCCTCGGTAAATGATTCCAAATATCGAGCAAACATTGAAACATATTCAGCAGGACAAAAAATTACTTGGAAGTTGTTGAATTGGGAACCACGTGCTAATTCCACCAAGTTTGAAGGAGAATCTACTGACGGTTTTCGCACGCCTATCAATGTATTTCTAGATCACAGTAAGCATACACAAGAAGAGATTGATGCCTTTACCGATGCAGAATGGCTAACAGGCACTGTCATGACAATTTCATCTAAACATGGCAATGTTCAAATTTATTTGAAAGATTGTGGAATTGATGTGACATGGCAATCAGCCAACAAAAAGAACATCACAAAAGGAATGCTAGAACACGCCGGTGGTACTTGTTATTCATGTGGCACAGTTCTAAAAACTGAAAATGATGTGAAAAATTCTGTTGTAAGTCTTAACTCACATGGCGAAATTCTCTTCATTACCTGTCACGATTGTTGTACAGGTCACTCAAGCCATTATAACTACCCATAACCAAAGGTATTAACATGAAACAGAAACGTATCATCCTAATTGGTTACACCATCTTTAGCAGATCTCTTCGGAATCTTCAATCACAACTACGCGAAGATCAACAAGATCGACGTGTATTACGTGTAAAGAAGACAAGCACACGATACAAACGTCGACCATCAGACAAGATTATTGCATGGGGGCCAACACTCCCATCACCTCATGTAAATCAACAACAAGAAGCAGCAAAGAAAATTGCCAGTAACAAGCTACTAGCTTTTCGAGCATTTAAAGAACATGGTGTAACCACGCCTGAATGGACAGATGATATTAATGTAGCTCAAGATTGGCACAATGCCGGTAAACTTGTTGTTTGTAGAACACTTCTAACTAGTCATTCTGGTACAGGCATTGTTTTTACAAGCCTTGGTCCAGATGGACTAATGCCTGTACCAGCTAAATTATATGTACAATACAAGAAAAAGAAACATGAATACCGTGTCCACGTTTTCCAATCACACGTTATCGACATTACTCAAAAAAAGAAACAGGTCGGTCACGAAGAAACCAATCACCAAATTCGCAATCATGCCAATGGTTGGGTGTATTGCCGTGACAATATTACTGTTCCTGCAAATATTGATACTCTTGCTCTTGCTGCGTGTAATGCTCTTGGACTTCATTCTGGTGCTGTAGACATTATCTGGAATGAAAAAGAAGATAAATGCTATGTACTAGAAGTCAATACTGCTCCGGGTATTGAAGGAACTACCTGTAAGAAATACACCAACAAAATTATCGAGAGTCTCACAAATGCATAAAATCATCTCATATCCATATAATATGCCTCTAATCGAAGCCTTTCAAGCAAATGAAATTAAATTTGCATTTGTCAATCAAAAAGAGGAAGATTTTCACATGGTTCATTCATATGTAAAATGTCGAGACTATTTCAACGAACTTTTGATGACAAACGTTCATCCAAACTTTAAATATAAAGAAGTCTACGGATTTAAATACAAACAAAAAGAATTTCCACTAGATCTATCAGCAACTCGCATTGCACTTAAATTCCCACACAAAGAACAAAAACAGACATTTATTGAAAATCTTCCGTGGATTCACAAAATTGAAGAAGCAAATAACACAGATCTAACAGTTGTACATGACATTTCACCCAGTGAAATTGTAGTTATCGGAAGTAAAATGTGGGTTCAAAAATGTTTGTTAACTAATATTTACACCCTATTACTGAAACTAATGGGACTAGATATACAAAACAACACAGAAAAAACATTCAGCACTATAGTAACAAAAACAGGCTCCACACCGTCAGAAATTTCATATGTTCAGAACCTTACTGTACCAAGGTTCAATTCAATCTTAGAAAATTGTTCCTATATCGCACAAATCCCAACAAATTACATTGATGGTGCAGACACAGTACGACACCAACAATCTGTACACGAATCTTCTGGACTAATGGCAATTAAATATTCTCTTAGCCAAGAAGCTTCTAATCAAATGCATACTTTTATTGAGAATCTTCGGAAAATTTTCACTTCAAAAGGTAAAACACAATTCATTAAGGAATGTTCATGAGTAGTAGGTGTAAATGCTGCAATGATATTCTAGAAGAATGGGAAATGAAGTCAATTGACCCATTGACAGGAAAATATACAGAACTGTGTGATAACTGTATCAAAGATGATGATCTTGAAGATGATCTTTGGGATAATCCTCTCAGTGATCCTGACCACATTTACGGAGAACATTAATGACCACACGCGAAAAGATCAACGCTGCGGCGAAAGAGGCGGGGCTGACCGCGCGCAGCAATGGGTGCTATGCCGTTTCTTATTTTCTTGAAATAGAACGCTTCTACGCCATCGCCTTTGAAGCCGGAGCCGCCAGAAAGCGGGATGCGATACCGGAGTGGCAGCCGATTGAGACTGCACCAAGGGGCGTATTAGAGATATTGCTACGCTCGCCAAATGGAAAAATAGCTAATGGGTACTGGGGGCAAGAATGCAATAGGGGTAAGGGTGCTTGGGTATGGCCCTATGTAAAAAGTGAACCATCCCACTGGATGCCACTACCAGCCGCACCGAAAGGAGAAGAGTGATGAGCCTAAGAGGGATTGCTCACCGCGCCCATGAAGACTCAAACCTAAAGATGCTTGCTAAGTTGAAACAGCAGGCGTTCGCGCTGGCTGCGGCGATTGAGGTGAAGAATGTTGCGCTTGATGGCGTTATATCCGCCGGGGAGGGCGACGATGAAGAAGCGTGGTATCCGTCAATTGCTAAGGCGGCAAAGGCGCGCACCATACAGCCATCCCCCGACCTTCTCGCCAAGCGCGACCAGAGGCGTGATGCGGCGTTGCTGCGTTCTCTGGCATGGGCTGTAAAAACAAAACACATGAACTTTCAAGGCGACAATTGGTATTCAGAAAACTGCGTGAATGCCCTCGCCAAAGCCCGTGAGTCCGGCGAGTGGAACCCTGAATTGGAGGTGAAATAGAATGAAAAACATTATTACTAACCACGAAGAAGCGCTACACAAACTGATGTTAAAAGGCTTCACTAAAACAGAAGTTCTATTCGACAATACTGTGCCGGATGATGTAGAAATAGTCAGGCACATTAATATTGTGCGTCAACACTATCACATTACCTTATTAAGATCAACATCTGATTAAAAGCAATGTTCAAACCAACACTTGAAACACAAAAAGTTATTCAAGAATATTGGTCTACTTGGAATAAAGTATATAAACCAGAAAGTACAAAGGATGTTAACAAGTGACTCACATGTTATCCGTAAAGAAGCTTGCCCAGCGTGTAGGAAACTAGGCCATGACAAATCTGGTGATAATCTTGCTGTGTACTCTGATGGCCATACTTATTGCTTTAGGTGTGGTAACGGTACTGGCCGTAAATCAATTACAACATCAACTAAACAAAACTCAACAACAATTGTCCTACCTTCGGACGTTACTACGGAGTTACCGATTGAAGCAAGAGACTGGCTTAGACAGTATCAACTGGCACGATTAGATCTACTTAAAAATCATGTCATGTGGTCAGACAAATGGTCACGAATTGTCTTTCCATACTTCAATGAAAATGAACTTCTAGCTTGGCAAGGTAGATATATTCCATGTGGAAAAAATCAGGTAGAAATTAATGGCAAAGCACCTGCGAAATGGTTCTCACAAGGCAAAATCCACGAGATCATCCACCCAATCAACATTAAGCACAGACATGCTACCCTTGTCGAGGATATTATATCTGCGATCAAAATCTCGCATGTTTGCGGAGCAATTCCAATCTTTGGATCGTCAGTGTCGACTAAACAAATACTCCGTCTTAAAACAATTTTGGACACCTTGACAATTTGGTTAGATCCTGATATGCGATCTAAGAGTATTAAACTCGCACAAACCTGTAATATTTTGGGAATCAAAACTAACGTAATATTCTCAGACAAAGATCCAAAAGACCATACATACGAAAAAATCTATGAAATTATACACAGTACCCAATCACAGCTATGTTAGACCATTAGGTACAAACAATATCTTTAAGTTCTTTCATATTGACGGAATGTATAGTTACTGTAAAGATATTGAAGGAAACATTGTCCATCTAAAAGCATGGACAGAAGTGGAAGTTGTACCGCCACCTATTGACAATAACAATAATACATGATAGAATCTATATTAATAATTATATATCTATTAAATAATAATAATTATAATAAATACTATTCTTATATAGATATAAATAATGACAATAAAGAATTGTCTTTTCTTTATACTTGTCTTAAAGAACTTCACACACAGTACAATAAGGATTTGTCCTTTGAAGAATTCTCTTTATATTGTCTATCCAAGGCAAATGACAAGACTCGTCCAGCAATAGAATCCATTCTAAGCACCCTGCAAGGGGCTACAATCGACGAACAGCTCATTGGTGATGTCCTCACCTCACTGCGCAATAAAAAACTCGCCTATCAGCTTGCATTGGTTTCTCTTGATGTAAGTGAGGGTCGGTCATCCGTAGACAAAATCTTCAACACAATCGACACCTTTGAACAACAGAAAATTGTTGAGCAAGTCGAATTCGTTTCAGGAAACCTAAATGAACTCTACAACGACGCAATCAAAACGACAGGACTACGATGGAGACTTACTACTCTTAACCGAATGCTTGGGTCTTTGCGAAAGGGAGATTTTGGATTCATATTTGCTAGACCCGAGACGGGCAAAACTACGTTCCTTGCGTCAGAAATTACTTTCTTTGCTGGACAACTGTCAGAAACGATGGGTCCCATCCTGTGGTTCAACAATGAAGAACAAGGAAGTAAAGTCATGCTGCGATGTATCCAAGCCAGTCTTGGACTCACACAAGCAGAACTCTTCTCTAACATCAATCACCATCAATCTACCTTTGACACTAACGGTGGACAGTTCATTAAAATCTTCGATTCCGCCAACATTCATCGAAGACAGGTTGAACAACTTTGCAAGGAGCTTAACCCATCCCTTGTTGTATTTGATCAAATTGACAAAATTAAAGGATTCACTGACGACCGCGAAGATCTGCGACTTGGGGCAATTTATATTTGGTCTAGAGAACTTGCAAAAACATACTGCCCTGTTATTGGAGTATGCCAAGCTGATGCATCAGGAGAAGGCAAACGATGGTTAACAATGGAGAATGTAGCAAATGCTAAAACTGCCAAACAAGCAGAAGCAGACTGGATTCTTGGAGTTGGTAAAACACATGACACTGCCCTTGAATATGTCAGACACTTTCACCTCTCAAAGAACAAGCTGTCCGGGGATGCCGATACAGAGCCGGAGATGCGTCACGGCAAGGCAGATGTGCTTATCAAGCCGTTAATTGCACGTTATGAAGACATGGAGTTTTAAATGAGTATCTTTGTTTTTGGTTCTAATCTTGCAGGAAGGCATGGTGCAGGAGCTGCATTATATGCAAGACAACATCATGGTGCAATATATGGTAAAGGAGTTGGTCTTCAAGGTAATAGTTATGCAATTCCAACCAAAGATTTTAATATAAAAACACTTTCATTACACACAATCGAAAAACATGTACGAGAGTTTAAAGAATTTGCAGACAATCATCCAGATATGGTCTTTAATGTAACTAGAATTGGATGTGGATTAGCGGGATACACAGATAAACAAATTGCTCCTATGTTTATTAATGCTCCAGCAAACTGTATTTTACCAGAGAAATGGGAACACATTAATGAAAGAGCTTACCCGCGACCCCAAACATGCTAAAGCATTCAGTCGTAGAATTCTAATGGACATTGCAAAAGTTCTGCGTAACACAGCTATCACAACTGCTCACCGTGAAATTGTCACTCGCGCTTTAGCTAACTACTTTGAACGAGAAGACCAATTTTTCGATCGTAAGATGTTTAACCAAATTGCTAACGGTACACTTGAATTTGATCCACGTACTGTAGCATATTCACCTGTTCAGGAGAAACCAAATGACCAAGAAGTTTGACATTCAAGTAACGATTACTGTTCTTGCTAATAATGAACGAGAAGCAGAAAATAAAGTTTCAGATTTTCTCAAGTATTCAACCATGACAATGGGAGCACCTGATGTTACTGATTGGGAATTTACTGACTTTGTTCCAGCAGATCTTAAACAAGCATGTTGCTGTTAAATGCGTCTCTGTATCGACGTTGAAACGACAATCTACAATAATGGAAATGTATATGACCCACGGAACCAACTATGCCTATTGGTAATCAAAGCTATTTCAGGAAGTTCAACAACTTCATACGTTTTCAAAAAACCATGGGACGTTGGCCGTATCCTTGAAATTCTATCTTCTGGTAGGTTGCTTGTCTTTTTTAACGGCAAGTTTGATTTGTCTTGGCTTAGACGAGAGTTTAACTTCATCCCTGATGTCGGGACTTCTATCTATGATTGTCAATACGCTGAGTTTATTTTTAGCAATCAAACTTGGAAATTTCCAGACCTAAGAACAGCATGTTTGAATCGGAATCTAAATCCTAAACAAGACTATATCAGCGAAACTTATTGGAATCAGGGTATTGACACAACCGAAATTCCAATGGACGAGTTGATAACATATTGTGTAAATGATGTAGAAATTACACATGAACTTTATGAAAGTCAACTAAAAGATTTTCAATCGTTGTATCCACACATGCTCAAACTCTTTAAGCTACATATGCATGATCTGCTTGTACTTCTAGAGATGGAATGGAATGGATTGAAATACAACGCGCAAAAATCTTTGGAAATTGCGGCTGAAAATGAAATAAAAATCCGCGATTTAGAAACACAACTTAACAACATTGTTGACTTTGAAATTAATTGGAATTCACCAAATGAAAAATCTGCAATCCTTTATGGCGGAAGTGTTAGCCGCGAACATCAAGTTCCAATCGGACACTTTAAAACTGGGGCTAGAGTTGGCCAAGTTAAGTACAAAAATCTGGAATCCAAAACGGAATTTCCTCAACTCGTTTCACCACTATCCGAATACAAATTCGGCGAACGTGTTGAAAACAGATCAGTAGCAGAAGATGTTCTGCGATCTCTAAAACCAAGCAAGCTCGCTAAGAAACTCATTGAATTAATTCTTGAGCGCGCAAAACTAGAGAAGCAAAATGGAACATATCTTAAAGGGTTGCCAAAGAAGATGGAAACTATGCACTGGGGAGATTACCTACACCCCTCGTATAACCAATGTGTTGCGGTTACGGGACGGGTTGCGTCTTCCAATCCAAATGGTCAGAACATTCCACCAATTGGGAAGCGCCTGTGCGAGAGTAGATTCTAATGATTTATAAAGTATGTACACAGTGTGATATTGAAAAGGATCAAACGCACTTTAATAAACACAAACTTGGAAAACAAGGTTTAAATCCTGTCTGTCGATCTTGCCGTACTGAACGACAACGTAAACATAGAACTGAATTTGGATATGGAAGCACCTTAAAATCTAAATACGGTATTACATATTCAGACTATCTTTCTATGTTAGAAGCACAGCAAAATAAATGTACTATCTGCGGAGATGAATTTGATTCTACTTCTTTAGGAGCTAAGGCTCCATGCGTAGATCATTGCCATGTTACAGGTAAAGTTAGATCTATTTTGTGTCGGAATTGCAACACTGCATTGGGTCATGTGAAAGAGAATGTGGATATTTTAAAGAGTATGATTGCATATGTAGAGGATCATCATGCCCATATGTAACGTCGATGCAAAATCCCTCGAATGGGTGACGTATTTGTACCTAAGTCAAGACAAAACTGGTATTGAAGAGTGGCACAATGTTGTAAATGATCCAACTAAATTTGATATTCATCTTGACAACCAAACGAAATTTAATCTACCTTCACGGCTGATCGCCAAGGTATTTTTGTTTCGTTGGATTTATCGTGGACCAGCTTTTGCTTATTGCCATGATCCAGACTTTGCTGTTGTAAGTAGTAAACAACAATACTGGCAAGATGTTATTGACCAATACTATTCTAAGTACAATGGTCTATACAAAACCCACATGAGATACTTGCAAGAAGTCAATGCAACTGGCAGGTTACGTTCACCATTGGGTAGACAATATCAATTTAAGAAAAACAAAAAAGGAGAGTTTTCTGAATATGAAATTACGAACTATCCTAATCAGGGTCTTGGAGCGGACGTTATGGCTGTTGCTCGGGTTAGCCTTGCTGCCCGTTTTCGTAAGTATAAGCTCCGTAGTCTACTTATTTCTACTATTCATGATTCTCTTACATCCGACTCACCCGAAGAGGAGGTTGACATCGTTAAGGAAATTATGGTAGACGTGTTCACTGATCTTCCCTCAAACATCAAACGAGCTTTTGGAATTGACTGGAACTTACCGATGTGTGGAGAGGTTACTGTTGGACCCAATCTAAAAGATCTCCATTAAAATATTGACACATAGAAAATATGTGATATAATATTATATATACAGTAGTTAATTAATAACAATAAATAAGAAAGATAATATGCAAATTCAAATTCAATTCATTGATGTGTCTGTAGAAGATAAGGGTAAGTATAAGATGGCTGAAGTTACCTTTAAAGACATTGCTAAGGGACAAACATCGTCTAAAAAGCTAATGTCCTTCAGCAATCCTGTTGTCTACAAGACACTTGTTGATGCAAAGAAAGGTGAAGTATACACCATTGAAATGCAAAAGAACGACAAGGGGTTTTGGGACTGGGTTGCAGCAGGCATTGCCACCTCGGTTAATACAGGTTCTACAGGTAGCCCAGAACCTAGCACAAAGGCGTCAGGATCGACTGGATACGCTTCACCCAAGTCCACCTATGAAACGCCTGAAGAACGTGCAAAGAAGCAGGTTTATATCGTGCGTCAGAGTTCTCTCAGTGCAGCCATTGATACTCTCAAGACTGACAAGAAGAATCCAACTCCTGCCGAAGTCATTGCAGTAGCTAAAGAATATGAAGCTTTTGTCTTTGGCATTGATGTAGAACCTCCTAAGCTGGATGATCTACCAACCTTTGAAGATAACGACGACATCCCCTTGTAATGTTAAAGGTACATGATTATCAATGCACAGATTGTGGTCATGTCTTTGAAAAGTTTGTTGCCACCGGCGGCACTCCCCAAGAGTGTCCGCTGTGTGGCTCACTCAAAACAGAGCAGATTGCAACCAGTGCTTCCTTTAAGGTAACTGGACAAGGACAATATTCTTCAAAGATGAAAGTTTAGAAAGATATGAGGCACTAAAATTATCGCATTGATCGACGCGGACATTGTAGCCTATCGTTGTGCAGCAAGTTGTGATAGACGAGAACAAGGTGTTGTTGTTGAGTCTGCGGATGAAGAAATTGCACTTCTTCGCACAGAACAATTGATGCAGCAAATTCTCCATGCAACTGAAGCTGACCAATACAAATGTTTTCTTTCACCCCCCAAGAATTTTCGATATACTGTCTATCCAGAATACAAAGCAAATCGAAAAGACACTGTTGATCCTACCCATCGTAAAGCATGTAAGCAATATCTATATGAACAGTGGAATGGGGAAGATCATCATGGATATGAAGCTGATGATGCGCTTGCTTGGAATCAAAGTCATGACACAATTATTTGTTCTATCGACAAAGATCTTAAGCAAATTCCGGGAAGGCATTACAACTTTGTCAAAGAAGAGTGGGATGAGGTTGCTCCTATCCATGGAGATAGCACATTCTATCAACAGGTTTTAATTGGAGATAAAACCGACAATCTCTTTGGTCTTACTGGTATTGGACCTAAGAAAGCAGCAAAGTATTTAGAAGGATGTTACACAGAACAAGAAATGTTTGATGCAGTCAATGACATGTATCAAGATAAACATCAACTGGCGATTAACCTTATGTGTATGTGGTTATGTCGTGAGAAAGGAGTAACATGGGCACACCATCAAAAGGCAACCCAATTAATTATACCATCAACGTTAGAACAAGAGCTGGATCAGATGTTAGAGTCTATGAAATCTTTTACGAAGATTACATAAATGGCGCATACTATGATGAAGATAGCGATGTATGGTGGCCCTGTCAGTGGGCATTTAATGGACGCTACACAGACAAACCTTCTGGCTTAGATCTTGTCAATGTCTGAACGTAAACGTCGCAGTAAACTTGAGCTTAAGTTCGAGGACATCCTTATTGCTAATGAAACTGAGTATGAATATGAAGTTACAGTAATTCCATATATTGTTCCTGAAAGTAAGCATAAATATATAGTAGATTTTTCTACTAATAATGGAATTCAGTGGGAAGTAAAAGGATGGTTATCAGATCACCAAGAACGTCAAAAATATTTGTTAGTAAAACAACAACATCCCAACATAGATTTACGATTTGTTTTTGATAATATTAATAAGCTTTGTGGTGGAACTAAATACACTCATAAAACATGGTGTGAAAAGAATGGCTTTAAATATTGTTCAATAAAAGACGTTGATATAATTAAAAGTTGGGTAGAGGAGAGTAAATAAATGTCTATTAGAGATCCAGAAAAATTAAAGGAATATAATAGAGCATACTATCAAAAGAACAAAGCTAAAATTTTATCTCAAGATAAAGAAGATTATAAGCATAATCATAAAAATGTAAGAACTAAGTATTATCTACGACAATATGGTATTACTGTAGAAGAATATGAGCATATGTATGAAATGCAAAAAGGTGTTTGTAAGATTTGCTCTAAACCAGAACCTATTAAAACTAGACTGTGTGTGGATCACAACCACACAACTGGGAAAGTTAGAGGACTTCTCTGTACACATTGTAACACAGCGTTGGGACATATGTTTGATAATGTTAGTCTTTTACAAAATGCTATAGGATATTTACATGACAACAATAGCAGTAATTCCTGATATTCAAGCCAAAGATGGACAGGACTTTTCTTTTTTACGAGATGTTGGTAACTTTCTGGTGGAGAAACAACCAGATTATTGGGTGCAGTTAGGAGATTTTTTAGATTTTGAAAGTTTAAGTTCTTATGATGTCGGTAAGAAGTCTTTTGAAGGTCGTAGAATTGTTAAGGATATTAATGCCGGTTATGAAGCAATGGACTCACTTATGGGACCGCTTCTAGAATATAATCATCAAGCAAAACTAAATAAAAAGAAACAGTACCATCCAGAACTGCATATTACATTAGGTAATCATTGTGATAGACTCTCTCGTGTTATCAACGAAGATCCAAAATTAGATGGTCTTATTAAAATTGCAGACCTTCCCTTTGAAAAATATGGGTGGCAAGTTCATCCTTTCCTAGAAGTTTTACAATTAGAAGGAATTTGTTTCTCTCACTATTTTACTAGTGGTGTGATGGGCAGGCCTGTTGGAAATGCTAAACAACTGTTAGCTAAAAAACATATGAGTTGTGTTCAAGGTCATGTACAAAAAATGGATATTTGTACTGAGTACAAAGCAGATGGCACAATGCTAACAGGTTTGTTCGCAGGATGTTGTTATATGCATGATGAAACCTATTTAGGTTTACAAGGGAATAATCATTTTAGAGGTATTCATATGCTATACGAAGTTAGTAATGGTGAGTTTCATACACACTCAGTTACCTTGAAATATCTTAAGGAGCGTTATGCAAACTCTAATTGAACGATTGCGAATTCGTGCTGCTATTCGTAGACAAATACAAACACGAAAATCTGTGCAAGAAAATAAACCAGATACAATTGCAGACCTTTTAGAAGAAGCTGCAAATAAAATTGAAAGTTTGCAAAATGCAAAGTCCGAGTCACTATAAAGACACCAGACTTATGGACCTGTTGATTGATCGACAGGTTCCATTTGCTGAAGGCAATATCATGAAATACATTTTCAGGTGGCGCGAGAAAGATGGCTTACGAGATTTACAAAAAGCTAAAGTATATCTTGATGCTTTAATTACATACGAAGAACTAAAACAATTGGAAGACAAACAATGAACGCAAATGATTTTCAAACTTGGAGTTTATCCGTGGCGATTTATCCCGGTGCAGGTACTGGCAATGATGCAGAACTTTCATACCTTGGTCTTGGCCTTAATGGTGAAGCCGGAGAAGTCGCGGACAAGATTAAAAAGCATCTTCGTGATGGTAAGCTTGATATTGGCGGTATTATTTACGAACTTGGCGACGTGTGTTGGTACATTGCTCGTATGGCTGATGCACTGGGATATAGCTTTGAGGATCTACTTGCTATCAATCATTCAAAGTTAGAGTCACGTAAAACTCGTGATGTTCTTACTGGGTCAGGCGATGCACGTTGAACTTGAATTCATTACTCCTAATGCTCTTGAGCGGATTGGCCGGTATGCTGGCATTTGCTATAACAGTTCACTTGAACGAGAAACTTGCATCAAAAGGGCGGTGGCCTGTAAAGATAAGGGACACCTTGCTACCCTCAGATTCGCTACTGCGACTTTTCATGTTAGTGGTATTTCTCGTGTCTGCTCTCATCAGTTTGTCCGCTCTAAACATTTAGATTTTCTTCAACGTAGTCAACGATATTGTAAAGAAGATGTTGCAGAGTTTATAATACCATATACTGATAAACAGTGTTCTGAAATTATGCAGAAACATTTTGAGTGGTGTCAAGGTACTTATAAAGCTTTGTTAGAATATGGAATGAAGAAAGAAGATGCACGATTTGTACTCCCGGAAGCTACTACAACTGAACTTATTGTTACAGGAAACTTCCAAGCGTGGATAGATTTCATCCGATTGCGTGCAGACACACATGCGCAATGGGAAATTAGAGATGTAGCCAAAACAATTAATAATATTCTAGCTAAAGAGCTAGATAATAATTTATTTACATGGATGCCATAATATGAGTATGCTTTTAACTACCTTACTCTCAGCACTGATTCCTGTCGGTGTTGAGGGTATTAAACAAGGTATTAATGCCATCACTGGTGGTGTTAAACCAACAACTGTTGCTGAACAAATTCAACTAGAAGAACAAGACATTAAACGTCTTGAAACAATCGCGGCACTTGATAACCCAGGAGGTACGCCATCACAATGGGTTGTTGATCTTCGCGCATCGGCTCGTTACATCGCTGCCTTTGTTGTTATTGGTGGTGGTATTACTTCTGCATTTGTTCCTGAGATTGATCTTGCTGTAAAAGCACTTGCTCTAGAAGCTGCTAATATTGCTTTCGGTTTTCTCTTTGGCGCACGTATTACTGCTAAATTTGTGAAGTGACATTTGACGATCTCTTACAAAGGTTAAAGCATGAGGATGAGGTATCTATACTAGAGATTGTAGATGTCTCATCTGAAGAGCTTGTAGACCTATTAGAAGGCGTTATTTTCGATAAGCAACAAAGGATTCGAGATTATTATAATGAAGATGACGAAACCGTGGACAGGGAAGAAGGATAATCTTCCTTCCTCTACGAAAAAAGAACATCATAAAGAGCGCAAGACTCTGACCCAATTGCTTCATCACATTGAAGATAAAGATTGGGAACAACAATTAAAGGACTATATTCGTAATGTTGATTAACCGATTCAAGAATAGTTTTAGTGAGAACATCTTTAAGAACAAGTATGCACAAGGCCCTAACGATACTTGGGATGCTCTTGCTGAACGGTTGGTTGAAGATGTATGTGGTTCACGATGGGGCAAGGATAAACCTATCATGTCTCAGGAGGATCGTGATGCACTGGCTCAGTATATTAAAGAGTTCAAGTTTGTACCCGGCGGTCGTTATCTTTGGTATGCCGGTAGGGGTAACTCTTATTTTAATAACTGTTTTTTACTGCGAGCTGAAGAGGACACACGAGAAGAATGGGCAAACCTAACACAACGGGCAGTGAGTTGCCTAATGACTGGGGGTGGCATTGGTGTAGATTATTCTATTCTACGTCCGAAAGGGAAGCCGCTGAGTCGTACTGGTGGATTGTCCAGCGGTCCGATCCCACTGATGCAGATGCTAAACGAAGTTGGTCGAGGAGTGATGCAAGGTGGATCAAGACGATCCGCGATCTACGCAAGTCTCAACTGGTTGCACGAAGACATTCCGGACTTTCTAACTGCTAAGAATTGGTCTGATGAAATCAAAGCAATGAAGGACAAAGACTTCAATGCTGCTGCTCCTCTTGACATGACTAACATTTCTGTTAATTATGATGACAAGTGGTTGTATAATGCAGACCGTGCAAATCTACATACCTTTGTAGAGAACTGTCGTCAGGCTATGATGACTGGTGAACCCGGTTTCTCTTTTAACTTTGGTGATAAACAAAATGAAACCCTTCGCAATGCATGTACTGAAGTTACGTCTGAGGATGACTCTGATGTATGTAACCTTGGTAGCATCAATCTCAGTAACATTCAGAACATTGAAGAATTTAAACATATTGTTGAACTCGGCTCCAAGTTCCTTGTTTGTGGAACGCTACGTGCCGATCTCCCGTATGATAAAGTCTACAAGGTCCGCGAAAAGAATCGACGACTTGGACTGGGACTTATGGGTATCCATGCATGGCTTCTACAACGAGGACAAGGATACGAAGTAACTCCAGAACTACACGAATGGTTAAAGGTATATAAGAATGAATCAGAACGATCAGCTAATGAACATTGTGAACGCTTGTTCATCTCAAAGCCAGTTGCTTATCGAGCAATTGCCCCAACAGGGTCTATTGGTATCCTCGCAGGAACAACTACAGGCATTGAACCACTGTTTGCAGTTGCTTTCCGCCGTCGTTACCTTACTAATGGAACAAAGTGGAAATATGAGTATGTTGTTGACACGACTGCCGATCAATTAATTAAAGAGTATGGCCTTGATCCAACTAAAATTGAAACTGCCCAATCTTTAAGCACTGACTTTGAAAAACGAATTGCATTTCAGGCAAACATTCAAGACTATGTAGACATGAGTATTAGTTCCACTATTAATCTTCCAGCATGGGGAAGTAAACTTAATAATGAATCTCGTGTTCTAGAGTTTGCAGAAATTCTAAGTAAGTATGCACCACGTCTACGTGGGTTTACCGCCTATCCCGATGGTTCTCGTGGTGGTCAGCCCCTAACTTCTTGTTCATATGAAGAAGCTCTTAAACATGCCGGTGTTGTGTATGCTGAAAACGACATCTGTGAGATCGGCGGTAAAGGAGGTTCTTGTGGGGTATAATAGAGAAGATATTATTTGGGCTGCTGGTTTATTTGAAGGGGAGGGTAGTGTTTGTTGGGTTAAGGGAACACCAACAAAATATTATCCAAGACTACAATTAAAAATGACAGATGAAGATGTTGTGTCTAAATTTGCTTCTATTTTTAATTTAAAATATTCTAAAGTAAATAGAAAATCTTTTGAACCTCATTGGAAAGATGTTTGGTATTTAGATGCTACCGGCACAAAAGCTTATGCACCTTTAATTGCAATGTTTCCTTGGCTGGGTTTACGTAGACAAGAACGAATTAAAGAAGTTATTGCAAAATGGATTTCAACAACAAAACAAATAAAGGAATCACATTGAACGAAGAATTCAAAGCACTACTATTAGAAACTCTACGCGAGGTTCAGAAACATCCTGACGGAGCAAACGGTATTGTCTTCATTACAAACTTTGATGAAGAACCCGATTGGGAAGTTGGTCTAATGTTCCGACCTAAAAGTAAGTAAAAGAAAAGCCCTCTCTCCTTAATTGGATTGAGGGCTTTTTTTTTATTTTAAATAATTAATTGCTTCTACAATTCGAGTACAATCTTCATACTGTTCATTTTCAACATAGTACTTAAGATTCTCTTGTAATGTATCAGCAAAGTATTTTCTTTCAAGTATGATATCATACTCAGCTCCTTCCTCTAAACATACTACTGTTATAACATGAATATGCTGTTTACGAGTATTTAAGTTAGCGAGTAGTGTTTCAACAACTGCTTTAGCTATTGAAAAATCCTTCCGCTCAACCATTTCCTGGAACTCCTCACTGTTGTTTAATCTAAATTCAGTAGCCATATTAAAATAAATTTAAGAACCCAGGGTCAATTGTTTTACCCTTAAGTTGATTCATTTTCTCATCCTTCTTTAACATATCAGTAGCTAACTTTTCTAAATGCTTAGCTTTAATAGCATCATAATCAGTTGTTACTTCTTTATGTTTCTTACTCTTTTTCATTCAACTATAAATATTAAAGTCTACTGATAAACTCACTCCCATCATCTGTTGACTCTGGTTTGTCTAACCCTAATTCTAATAACCGCTGTTTAGTATATTCATCTAATTCCCAATCAACTTCACTTTGATTCATTGGTTTATGATCTTCTAATCCCTCAAGTTGCTTACCACTAAATATATCACCTACCATTAAATAATAACAATTGTAACAAAGCATCTCCATATTGTCTAGCCTATAATGTTGTTTGTTACCGTCCTTGAAGTGCAAGATCAGTGGAGATTTATAATCTGAGACCCGACGTTCATGGAAGCCGCAATTACAACATTCGTCTTTTAAATAACCATCTGTTATCAACCGATACTTAATCTTTTGTGGGTTGAAGTGAGATGCATCTATTCTACCTTCTATAATATCTAAAATTGCAGGCTCTTTTTTATTAATAGTAGATGTTGATAAGAATTTAGGAATACCTTTACCTGACTGATTCTTATGAGCATCAAATAAAGATACTCCATTCTCATCAACATATAACTTCATCCATTTCTTTATATGCTGGTATGAACAATTCAAATAACGAGCAGCAGCGCGAACGGACTTTGTTTTGTCCATTGCGCTGATGATCGATTCTTTTGTTAATGGTCTTGCTTTAGGCATTATCTACATCTGGTTCGGTAGCGTCTTCTTCTAAGTCGAAGTCGTTTAATGTTTTAGTATCATCATCTTTATCTGTTGAAACAGTATCGTTACCTTGTAAGCTAGGAGATACTTCATTCATACCTTTTACCATTGCTCTAACCATTCCTCTTCCTTTTTTAGTAACCATTGAGATGTTAGAAACACCATCATAGATTGAACTATCAACGAAAGTCATACGATAAGACTCTAAAGGTAAACCAGTTTTTGGGTGGAATAAACCTTTAGAAGCAGGACCATCATCATACAAACGATTAGTTACAATATTGATAGTGTAACCATCAACGTGTTCGTAAGTATTGAAATATCCACCTAAACGTAATTCTCTACCTTGACCAGATACGAATTTGTTATCAGTTAATTTGATATAGCTTTGAGCTAATAACTCAGACTTCATTGCTTGATCAAATGCATCACGTCCACCTGTACCAGTAAACAAAGTGATTTGTTTGTTTTGAGCATCGCTCATACCGAAGAACACATCACGAATTGTTTGCTTAATTTTTTCAGCAGTCAATTCTGAGTAAGTGTCTTTGTTTTGGATTTGCTCTAATAAACCAGCTCCACGGATGATAGGATTACCTTCTTCATCTCTTTCGTTGATTTGACCAAATTGATCACGGTTTGAAGTTTCATACCAGTAGTTAGATTCGCACTCTCTACGGAATGATAATTGATGTTGCCATTCTTCAGTTGACCACCATAATTGAGTTTCACCACCATTTTTATTTGGTAAAGCGATACCTTTTGCACTACGTTGTTTTACATTACCTTCCCAAGCGTAAGATTTACGGATAGTAGAAACATCTCCCCTTACTTTTTGAGAACTAGTTGTAGTAGACTCTGAACCTCTTGAACCCCAAGATGCAGCAGCGTACCAACCCAATGAATATAAAGCTCCAGCAGCTAATTCACTTGCAGGAATAAATTCACTTGCAGATTTAGCACCAGCGATTTTTACAGTATATTGCCATACACCACCGATGTTTTTACGATCTGTGATTACTAAATGGTAATTACGTGGAGAAATAATTGTGTACTTGTTAGGGAAAATACCCTCAGTAAAATTGATAATAAATGAACTGAATCCAGCACCAGCATTAGCAGTAGTTACTGCAGCAGCTAAAGGAACAGCTTTGAATAGACGACCCATTACATCATACTCGAATTCGTCACCTTCAATTTCCATTGTAGAACGAGCTCCTTCTGATAAAACGTGAAGAGGGAAACGGTTGTCCTCGTAACCCATTAAATAGGTTAATACCGGAGTTAACTTGTCTGGTTGAAGCATCAACTGACGTGCTAAAGAAGCATCGTTAGTTTTCATTTCTTCATTCCATGTTTGAGA